GGGTAAGTTTTTATATGTTTTTGGGGGTTTTTCTCTCTCGGATGGGTGAATCCGGAGGGGAAACGAGTGTGTAACTCAACCGTAAAACAAATCTAGAATTCATGTAAACTAGAAGCAGTGTGTTAGCGTTATTACTTCTGGGACGCTCTATATTCGTAGAGGGTCAGTGAATCCGATCTATTCGGGGCTGGGGGATGAAGGAAATAGTTGTAGTTCCAAAGAGGCTCTTCTGTTAAGAAACCTTGGTGACTAGAAACTAGTTCGCGGACTTCATCGATTGATGGGAAGTGATCAAGTTTAATGTGGCTAGCAATATCTTTGTAAGCAAAGAATGTGCCGGGTAAACCGAACTTTCCAGTTTCAAATAGTTGGTCAATGGGAATGTTGACTTTCGCGTAGTAGTAGTGAAATACTTTTCTGCAGAATGAATGAAAGGTGGTATCCTTTCCACATGCAGTGTAAGCGAAGCCAATTGCTCTCATACACATGTCTACGTCGGTGACGTGACGTTCAGGGTATGCGAGTTGACCTACTAACTTTGAAATGGATCGCGAGGGCATACCATAGTGATTTTGGTAGCCTAAGACTTCGATTTTTCGTCTGATGGAAGTTGAACTTGATTTGTCAATGTTGATTTTCATTCCAAATCTAATCAATGAATAGTCTGTAAACCATTCTAGAAATTCAAGGATCTTGAGAGCACTCACATTAGTGAGAGCGACGTTGTCGTCTCCCATAATGAGGAGTACGAAATCCTTAATTTCGTCATCTTTGAATCCAAACTCAATCAAACCATCTAAGAGGATGGTCAGATTAACGAATGAATCGAAAAACTGAGTCATAAGTATCCCGGAGGGGACACCTGCGAATTGTCGACGGTATGCGAATCCGTCTGGGGTGATAAAGATCATTTCTTTGTACCATCTTTGTAAGAAGGAAATGAGGTTGGAAACCTTGTGAGCGAAAACTCCAATATCTGGATGTGTTTCGTCAATGTTGCTTTCGAGCCATGCATTCAATTTCTGGGCTTGTGCCTTAAATGAATGAACATGATCTTGGTAGTTGCGAATTTTCGCGTAACCAGAGTCAACGTTGATTTTGGTGGGTAGCCAATCTTCAAAAAGAAAGTCTATCAGGGGGAAGGGGGCAAGGTGATCGAACCTAGACCAATCAATCATTAAAAATGATTTCATAGCGGAAGCTAGTTGCTCAATGAGCGACATGCCGCCTCGGATGGTCTCTAATCCATACATAATGCAGCATTCTTTCTTTCTGGCTTGTGCCAATAAAGGGTAGAATAGCATCATTTCGATACGGAGGTAGATCATAGGTGCGTTGTAGACTGGGCGCACTTTCAACTTGTCAGGATGTGAGATGTGAGATCTGACTAATAGTTCAGTGGGTATTTTCTGAAACCAAAGTTGGAGTAAAGTGTTGTTTCGCTTTTCGTCAGGGTAGGGGCGAAAGGGTAGGGCGAACAGTTTAATGTTGTGTACTGTTGCTCTGTCGTGAAACAAATGTGCGTTTATGAACCATGACTTCTTTGTTGGGCCGTTGGCGTAATCAGGGTGTGATTTCGCTGCGTGATTTTTGCGGGCGCGTGAGAAGTTGTGAAAGTAGTCAGCTTTGCGTGAGAGATCAGCGGGATAGAACCTTGTGTCACAATAGTGAACAATGTCATATGGTTTAATTGCCATGAAATGGTCAATCAAAGGTAAGAGCTGTCTTTTGCGTGCTGCAGACAATGGTTGCGTTGGGCGCTGTTCATAATTAAAGTCATTTAAAATGGCTTCATCATAACTTTTGGGACGGCACCATTCACGGAGGTAGTCCGTGTATTGGGGAAAAGAATCCCTAATAATTCGTGATACACCGCGCATAGGTGGAGGACCTGATGCAGGTTGATCAGCGTATTGGTGGTCTCTGGAAGTATTGTGATACTTCAGATGTGCCAAGCATTGTATACCAGATTTCGGTACACGATTGTCGGGAAGTGGGTCCGTACGTTGTCCGTAAAATTCGAACTTTTCGTTGGGACGGAGGACTTCATTTTCGAGTTCATCTTCTGGGTCGAAGTGTGTATGAAGTACACTTGTAGGGTGTAAGTCATCAAGAACTTCTTCGAGAAGGTCGTCTTGCGTGGGGAGGAGAGTAGACATAGGGTGGGAACCAAGTTAAGGTGTTCTTCTGCTACTGTAAATGGGTAGAGAATGTCT